ACCATGACGGCGAGATGGAATCACGGAGTTAATAGCTCTACCATTTAGGACCCACGACGGTTACTGAGTTCGGGAGCAACTTTTGAACTACCAACCGATTTACCAAGCGTCGAAAGATTTGAGGTAGATCAACTGAGTAGGAATCTAACGCCAAAGGACCGACCACTGAACCTCTTTATTAAAGGTTTATATTATGGGTTTAGTTCGCGGAATGACAACGCTTAACACTCGTAAGCGTAAAGTAAAATTCACAAAAGCAAAAATGGCTCAATTTGAGTTAGATTGGCGCAAGCATAATAAGTGGGCTAAATCTAACGGCCTACACGATTTCTGTTACGATACACTTCAAGAGTATATAAATTACTGTCACGGTAAAAATAAAATTAATCGTAACGAATTTAAACCTCTTCCTGTAGAAAAAACTTATCGTAGAGAAACACCATATTATCCAAGTCTTGATTTATCAATCGTAAGTGCAGGAAAAGGTACCTACAAAGAATCCCCTAAATATACTGGTACATTAATTAAAGGAATTGCTACAATGCATAAGAGCAATGCAGTTCCTGTAATCAATCAAAAAGAAGCTGAAGAAATATCAAGGATGGCAAGATAATGATCTATTTAGATTATAAATTTGAAATTAACGAAGAAGGTCTAAAGTTTAGTGATGTAGATGAACATGGCAATGAATATGACCAATTAAAAATTAATAGAACTCCATTTAATGTTGGAGATACTTTTGTTTTAGAATTAGATGAAAATGATTGTTTGTTTTTTCGTAGGGTAGATCACCATCCTGAACTAACACAATTGGAATTAGACATATGAGCGGAAAAGGAAGTAAACAAAGACCTATTAACGATAGGAAAAAATTTGATTCTGAATGGGATAGAATATTTGGAAAAAATATACCATCACACGATGCAACTGAATTTTTTGAAACCTCACCTAGAGAAGATATCCCAGAAAGAGCAAATTGGTACGGATTTGCCGATGAAGATACTTCTACCTCAAATGATTCTAAATACGCTCATCCCGCATACACAAGATATCCGTTTTTAAAGAACAAATTAGTTAAAGAATAAAACTATTGACATTTGGTTAATTCTTTGTTATAATAATATTTTAAATTAGGTAATTATATGCAAGATCCTTGGAAAATAATACAAGAATTAGAATCAGACAACAGTCGTCTATTTAAAGAACAAGTAATTGCCAAATACATTTCAGAACCTATCTTTCGACATGGTCTAATAAAAGCATTAGATCCAATGGTAACATTTGGTGTTAAAGAAGTTCCAATTAAAAAGGATCCTACAGGTGAAGGATTGAATTGGGATGATTTTGAAAAGCTTGCATTAGATTTAGAAGAACGCGTTCTTACAGGACATGCTGCTCGAGATGCTATTCTTGTTTCCATGGCCAAAGCAACACAAGAAGAATGGAACGATTGGTATCGCAGAATTTTAATCAAAGATCTACGATGCGGTGTTAGTCATAAGACCGTTAATAATGTACAGAAAAATACTATTCCAGTATTTCAATGTATGCTTGCTCACAGCGGAGATAATAACCCAAAAAGAATTACAGGTAAATGTATTGTTGAATACAAGTATGACGGTGTAAGAGCAATTGTAATTGTTAAGAACGGCAATGCAACCATTTTTTCTAGAAATGGTAAAGTACTTTCAAACTTCCCACATATTGAAAAGGCATTTAGTAAAAAGATATTTGATGACTTAGTGTTTGATGGTGAAGTTATGTCTGAAGATTTTCAAACATTAATGAAACAAGTACATCGTAAAGAAGGTGCACAAACCGAAGATGCATACTTTGCATTATTTGATTTTTTACCTATTGACGAATTCCAAACAGGAGGTGGAACATTACCTCTTGATAAAAGAAAGGCCTTAATCCGAGGATTTGAAAATTCTGGGTATTTTGATAATTGTGTCAGAGTACTCAAACATTATGTTGTTGATTTAGACACTGATGAAGGAAAAACATCCTTTAAAAAAATTAATGATGAAGCAATTGAAAAAGGATACGAAGGTATTATGGTCAAACCTATTGATGGAGCTTACGAATGTAAGCGAAGTTATGGTTGGCTCAAAATGAAACCCTTTATTGAAGTTACATTAAAAGTTGTTGATATTGAAGAAGGAACTGGAAAAAATGAAGGAATCACCGGAGCGTTACTTTGTGAAGGCACCGACGAAGATAAATTTATCAGAGTTAGTGTTGGCACAGGTCTCAGCGATGATCTTAGGAATGATATTTGGAATAACTCTGACGCTGTACTTGGTCAGTTAGTTGAAATAAGAGCTGATGCTATTACAATCAGTCAAGACTCCGAAGATGTATATAGTTTAAGGTTTCCAAGGTTTAAAAGTTTTAGAGGTTTTGAGCCAGGTGAAAAACTATGAACCTTAGAGAAAAGATCAACAATATGTTAGATTCGCTACAGAAACAAATGGAAGAAAATTACCATTTGGAAAATCCTGAAGCAGTATATAATTTAACATTAAACATTTCAAAGTTTTGGAGTGTGTTGAGCGAAGAAGACCGAGATTATATTCAATGTGCACAGTATGCCATTGAAGGTGAACACGGTTGGAATTTACATGATGGAGAAAATGAATGACGCAATATAAACAAGAAGTGCAAAGACAAAAGGATTTGCTAAAAGCAGAAGAATGGGCAAACGGTATTGAGTGTTTACATATGCATAGCCTTAGTTCAATGTGGTATGATAATAGACCTGAAGATACCGCAGATGGTAAAATGGTTACTGACAAAACATTCAATAGTGGTCTTATTGAAAGAACATTAGCAGATGGCACAATTGTCTACTTCGGAAACAAATTACAAGGTGATGAGTTAATTTGGAAATATAAAGCAATTCACGCATAGGAGAAAAATATGAAGTATTTAGTATTTTTCTTTATGATGATCTCAGGATATGGATTTTCATATGAAAGTCCTTATATTTTAAGTGAAGATGAACATTGCATGGCAACAAATATTTACCATGAATCTAGGTCAGAAAATCTAGCAGGTAAATATGCAGTTGCTGATGTTGTATTAAATCGCGTAAACGATGCCAGATATCCTGGTACTATTTGTGAGGTAATATATCAGGGTAAACATAAACCGTCATGGAAGGACCCCAATGTTCTTGTACCTATAAGAAATCAATGTCAATTCAGTTGGTATTGTGATGGTTTATCCGATATACCTACTGAAGAAGACGCTTGGTATGATTCAGTATTTGTTGCTGTTCAGATTATTAAGTTTAATAAGTATCGCGGATTAACTGAAGGAGCAACTCATTATCATACGACTTGGGTAAATCCGCATTGGGCTTCAACACTACAACAAGTGGGACATATTGGGTCCCACGTATTCTACCGAGCAGAATGAATAAATAACTCTATAACTATTGATTATGGAGTATATTATGAAATACGCTGGAGTTGATTACAGCTTAAGTAGTCCAGCAATTTGTATTCATCAAGGTGAAACATGGAGTTACGATAACTGTACCTTTTATTATTATGTTAAGCAAAAGAAATTGCTACAAGGAGAGAAAGGACAATATCGAGCAACCATGTATCCTGACAATTGGAAAAATGATCAGGAAAGATATGATATGCTTGGATCATGGTCGCAGGAAAAATGTTTCCAATGCGACTTTGTTGGTATTGAAGGATATGCCTTTGGTGCCGTAGGAAGAGTATTTCAAATTGCAGAGAATGCAGGTTTATTTAAACATAAACTATATGAGAAAGGAATTCCATTTGATGTATATGCTCCAACAATGATTAAGAAGTTCGCAAGTGGAAAAGGAAACGCAAATAAGGAAGCAATGATTGAAGCGTTTGAAAAAGAAGTTTCTATTGACATTCGCGAAAAATGTGGTATAATAAACAAATCATGGAATCCAATTACTGATATTGTAGATGCCTATTATATATGTAAGTTTGGATTCTATCAACAAAACGGTATAGCAAATGATAGTAATATTTAACGGTCCCCCAGCTTCAGGCAAAGATGAAGCAGCAAGTTTATTCAAAGAAGAATTTGGGTTTGGTAACCTGTCTTTTAAATATCAGCTATTCAAAGAAACCATTGAACACTTTAAAGTTGATAAAGAGTGGTTCATGGAAGGCTATAATGATAGATCACAAAAAGAAAAGAAAGAATTTGCATTAGGTGATAGATCAAGACGTGAAGCAATGATTCATGTTTCAGAAGATATTATTAAACCAAGAAACGGCAAATCATTTTTTGGTTGGAAAGTTTCTAAAGAAATTGAAGAAGGTAAACATTACGCAATTGCTGACGGCGGATTTATTGAAGAACTTGAGCCTATCATTGAAAAAGTCGGAAATGAAAATATAATCATTGTTCAATTAACAAGAGAAGGACATGATTATTCTACTGATAGCAGAAGATACTTCAACGGTAATCTTATTAAAGAAATTGCTATTGGTTTTGAAACTAAAATTGATAAAGCTTATGTACTTAAAGAAGATTTAAATATTAGAACTTATCGTGTACATAACAACGGTTCGGTAAGAAACTTCCAAAGAGCACTTACGGATATTTACAATGAACTTAATGAAGAGTTTAAACTTGATAGCACTAACAGACAAATTACAGAATCTACCGACACCGAACATAATCAATCTTAAAGAATGTCAAGATCGTAGATCCTGGACAGAATCAGAATTTTTACGTCATGGTGTTGAAAAGATTAAAGTACATTCATATGATCGTTATGAGGAAGGCAAAAGTATTGCTTTCGTAGGTGATCCTAGTGTAGTTGATGCTACAACCAAAGGCGTTACTTCCTCACATTTACTTACCATTAAATGGTGGTATGAAAATACGGATGAAGAATATGGTTTATTCTTCGAAGACGATTTGGATTATGAAACGATTCAATATTGGAACTTTACATTAAAAGAATATATTGAAAGATGTAATCAATGGAATTGGGGAGCATTACATATGTGTAATGTTTTTGAATATCCTTATGACTTTCAAAACGAATACATTCCGATGGTTCCTAGGAAAAGAGAACTGTGGGACCACGGTTTACAAGCATACGCACTGAAAAGAGAATATGCAAAAAAATTAGTAGAATATTATTTTGGAGAAGATCCGAGTAGAATCAATTATCGTATGCCATTAGGTAGTCCGATAACAACAGAAAATAATATATTGCATGGATTTGGATTGGTTATAACCTTTCCTTTATTCAATCATAATGTCACAGACTTTAGATCGAAGAATATATATTATTATAACGAACAAGCAAGTTCAGCTTTCTATTCGTATGAGTTCCTTGATGGATGGTGGGAAAAGAAAGGTCAATGGTTATCACTTGATGGTATATTTGATAATGAACGAGAATCACATAAAATTTATGGAGAATTATAATGAGTTGTGTTTATAAAGGTGAAGTAATTAACTCAGAGCAATCTGCCAATGCAAAAGGCGGAACTGAAATGATGAGACAACGCTTAATTGATAATATTGATAAAGAAGTACTTGAAAAGGTAGCAGTACATTTATCAAGACCTAGAGAATTATATAGTGATGTACCAAACATTCTTTGGTGTCATGATTTGGCAGAAGATCCGGAAAATCAAATCTTAAAAGATGGTGGCTGGAATAAGTTCCATCATTTTGTATTTGTATCTGCATGGCAAAGAGATCAATACGTTGTAAGATACGGAATTCCATATTCTAAATGTTCAGTTATTCATAATGCGGTTGAAAAGAAATATGACCCAAAAGAAAAAGATATGGAAACCATTCGTTTTGTATATCATACCACTCCGCATCGTGGATTGGAATTACTTGTTCCTGTATTTGAAACATTAGCAAAAGAATTTGATAATATTCATCTTGATGTATTTTCAGGATTTGAAATTTATGGTTGGGAACAGCGTAACGAAGCATATAAAGAATTGTTTAAAAGAATTGAAGACCATGATAAAATGACATATCATGGAGTTAAATCTAATGAAGAAGTTTTAGAAGCATTAGATAAGTCTCATATTTTCCTATATCCTAATATATGGAAAGAAACATCTTGTATTGCGTTACTTGAAGCAATTAAATCACAAATGATTTGTATTCATCCTAATTACGGAGCATTACCAGAAACTGCAGCAAATGCAACCATTATGTATGATTGGAACGAAGATATGAATCATCATGCAAATTATGCTTTTGCCATAACAAGACAAATATTAACTCAAATGAAAAATGATCCAAACTATTTTCATGGATTTACTTTTTCAGACAGGTTTAACTTGGCAAGAAATTCAATTGCCTCTTTCGCGACAATGTGGAACACTCTTTTAAGGAACATTGGAGATGCCTACCAAAAATAAGCCAGATAACTTATTACAATTTCCGGCTATACATTCTAATCCTCCAATCAATGAGGATCAAGTTCGTCAAAAAATTAAAGATTACAAAGATAGTTATTCTACCGAACTTGCAGAAATTATTTGGGAGAATGTATTAGGGGAGATGGCTCGAGCAGGTTGTGATTTTGATTCTGATATGGAAAAGTACTTTCCTAGTATGGTACTTATCTTTGAATCTATCAAATCATTACATTTACTCACAATGAATGAAAAACACCAATTACAAGAATATGCCGATAACAATGTTTTAATTATGGACAATACGGACCCAGGAGTATTTGCTGGTGGTATGATTAGAAAAAAATCTAAAGAAACTATTGACATTGACGAAGATTTGGATTAAAATATACAAATTAATGTAAATTGGATATAAATTATGATATTAGTTGACTATAACCAAGTTATGCTTGCGTCTTTGTTCGCAGGCATTGGTAATCACACAAATGTCGAACTTGATGAAAATCTTCTTCGTCATATGTTCTTAAACTCTATTAGATTCAATCGTAAAAAGTTTTCCGGTGAATACGGAGAAATTGTTTTATGTTGCGATAATACTAATATATGGAGAAAAGATTATTTTCCATACTATAAAGCAAATCGTAAAAAGAATCGAGATGAATCTGATATGGATTGGAACATGTTGTTTGATGTGATTCATGAAATACGCAGAGAGATCGAAAAATTCTTTCCGTATAAAGTAATGTACATTGACCGATGTGAGGCAGACGATATTATTGCCGTATTGGTTGAAGAGTTTGGAACTGAATTAAATACAGGCGCAGAAAAAATTCTGATTCTTTCAGGAGATAAGGATTTTATTCAATTGCACAAATATGCAAATGTTGACCAGTATAATCCAGTTTTAAAGAAATGGATTCGTCATGCGGATCCTAATAAATATTTACAGGAACATGTATTAAAAGGTGATGTAGGTGACGGTATTCCAAATATTCTTAGTTCTGATAATTGTCTTGCTATTGGTGAACGCCAAAAGCCAATGACAAAGAAAAGAATTGAAGTATTCACCAACACTCCTGAAAACATGGACGAGGAAACAAGATTAAGGTTTAATCGTAATAAACAAATGATTGACCTATCGCAGATTCCTCAACAGTATAAAGATAATATACTGAATGAATTTAATACACAAGAAGTAATTGGTAGAGAACATCTTTTCAATTACTTCATCAAGAAAAAATTGAAAAACTTGATTGGAGATTTACAGGATTTTTAAAATGATTAGAGACTCAATCGCAGAAGTTCTAAACGCGGCTGCAAAAGAAAAAAGCGTTAACAGTAAAGTTGCTGTTCTACAAAAATTTACATCAATACCATTAAAAGGTGTTCTTCGTTTGATTTATGATGAAGACATTGAATTTATGGTACCTGATAGTAAACCACCTTATAAAGAAAATAACTTGGTCGATCTTGATACTATGTTGTATCGAGAAGCAAGACGTTTGAGAATTTTCTTCAAAGGTGGAGGTTATGACAACCTAAATCAAATTAGAAGGGAAGCATTGTTCATTCAATTGCTTGAAGACCTCGATCCGGCTGATGCAAAAATTTTATCAGAAAATATGATTTCGCATACTCCGGTAAAAGGCATTACAAGAAAGACAGTTGAA